GAAAAAACACCGGCGATGTTCTGGAAATCGCGCGACGAGATCTACAACGCGCCGCAGGAGAAGATGATGGGCGAGCAGTGGCTTGGATACCTAAAGGCACGCGGCGTTCGCCCGGCGGAGCTGGATGATTCCTCGCTTGAGCCTTTCCTCATGAGCTTGGGAAAAAAGGGAATCACGAAAAAGGAACTGCTGAAGGAGTTCGACGAAATAGCGCCCACGCTGGAAGTTCTCCCTCTTGGAAAGGGAACGGCGGAGCAGACGGTGAACAATGTATTCAAGCATATCAGGAAAATGGACGCTGACGCCTTCGACCCGAAGGTTGGAGGGTTGGTGAAATATCTGCAGGGATCCATGCATACCTTGAAAAAAGAAGGTGGTACTTTAGATGCTAAAGCGGCGGAAACAATCGCGGCGAACATTGATGACTACATGGCCGCCAATTTCGGCATTAAGAATGCCCTCTCGGAGGGAATCGTGCAGGGAAGCGGAGTGCCGTGGGTCCTGAAGTATCCACTCATAAACCTAGCAAGCGCGTTCAACAGGCGTGGGGTGTCATACATCCCCAAAACCTACGCAGGCAAGCCGAACTACGGCGGGGCGCAAGTCCTTTCCGGCGGCGACAATACGCAGGAATTTCTGTTCCGCTACAACCCAGGAAAGCTGCGAACGGCGGAGCCTACGTACACGTACGCGCATGACTTTGGCCTTTCCAGCGACAAGCTGAAGAACGCCTTCGTTCACCTAAGGACGACGGACAGGACGGATGAGTTCGGACGGCGAATGCTCTTCATGGAGGAGATTCAGTCCGATATGCACCAGCCAATACAGCGTGCAATTCGTGATGCGGCAGCAAAAGGCAGACCATTAAAATCAGGATACGCCAATCGTGCGGATAAGGTTGTCGTTGACGACAATATGAAGCACCTCATGGCGATAAATACGCGCATAGAGGAGATACTGGCAGTCAATCCAAAATCGCCGGCTCTTAAAAAATTGTACACGGAGCGTGAAAAGGTGAGAAGCATTGTCGAGAAGAACATTGGAAAAGGCAGCGGAAGCGTTCCGCAGGGACCATTCCATAAGTCGCAGGACTACATGGAATTCGTCTCCAAGTACCTAGTGCGCATGGCGAAGGACGGCAACTATGACGGAGTCGGATTCTCGACATCCGCGATCAAGAACAAGAGCTTGAGTCCGGGCGACCGAAGTTTCCAGGGAAACCTTGAGGCGTACGGAAGCATCATGCAGAACGCCCTGAAAGGCGTGGAAAAGAAAAGTGGTGCAAAATTAATGGAATCTGTTATAAAGGACGGTGAGGGAAGACCATGGAGAATACCGTTCTTGTCAGTTAAGGATCCAAAGGCGCAGGAAACCATCAGCAAGGGAATGTCGCTTTACAGTAAAGGCGGATTGGTAAAAAAGGTTACACCGTACGGCATCATGGAAGATGTTGTAGGACCATTATAAGGGGAGATAAATGGCAAAGAATCCAAAGAATAATATTGATAAGGCAATGGAGGCATTGCAAGGCGCACTGGACATTGATCCTGTGGGCCAGGAGGTTCAGATTCCCGAACAAACAGTTGAATTTGAGCCAGACATAGAATTGACGGATCTTCCGGATGGAGGAGCTGACGTTAATTTTGATCCAAACAAACCTGTTGATAAATCACAAATACCCTTCAATGGCAATCTGGCGGATTACATTGATGAGGGACAGTTAAGCAAATTGTCAAGCGATTTGCTTGCAGCATTCGAAGCGGATAAGGAGTCAAGGAAAGATTGGGCAGATACCTATATCAAAGGCCTTGACATGCTCGGTTTCAAGTATGAAGACCGAACTCAGCCCTTCGAAGGTGCGTCAGGGGTCGTACATCCTTTATTGGCTGAATCTGTAACGCAGTTTCAAGCCCAAGCATATAAGGAACTTCTCCCCCCAAGCGGCCCCGTACGTACCCAAGTTGTAGGACTATCGACCCCTGAAATAGAGGATCAGGCGGATCGTGTCACTGAATACATGAATTATCAGATTACGCATGTCATGAAGGAGTATGACCCTGAGATGGATCAGCTTCTTTTCTATCTTCCTCTGACTGGCTCAGCATTCAAGAAGGTTTACTATGACCCTATTATGCAACGTGCCGTTTCCAAGTTCATAACCGGCGACGATTTGGTTATTAACTATATGGCAACTGATCTGGAGACAGCGGATCGCATTACTCATATTATAAAAATGAACAACAATGAACTGCGAAAAATGCAGGTCAATGGATTTTACAGCGATGTGGACGTTCCAACAGGAACAACAGATACTTCCGATGTCAAGGATAAGGTGGATACACTGCAGGGCGTTGAAAAGGAATATGCCTCTGATGATGATGAGCATGAAATTCTGGAAATGCATGTCAATGCCGATATTCCAGGATTCGAGAATGAAAATGGAATAAAGCTTCCGTACATAGTTACACTGGACAAGTTTTCACGGGTTGTTTTATCCATAAGAAGAAACTGGAACCAGCAGGACCAGAAACAAGCAAAGATTTCTTATTTTGTACACTTTAAATTCCTCCCAGGACTGGGCTTTTACGGCTTCGGTCTAATACATATGCTTGGTGGATTGTCAAGAACTGCAACAAGTGTTTTGCGGCAGTTAATTGATGCAGGCACTCTTGCCAATCTCCCAGCAGGTTTCAAGGCCCGTGGAATGCGCATACGCGACCATGACGAGCCATTGCAGCCAGGTGAATTCAGGGATGTGGATGTAACAGGCGTTTCTATCAAGGAATCACTATTGCCACTTCCATACAAGGAGCCATCACAGGTTCTTTTCGCTCTTCTAGGATTTGCGGTTGACGCAGGAAAATCCTTCGCGGCTATCGCGGACATGAAGATGGGGGAAGGAAACGAGCAGAATCCAGTAGGAACAACGCTAGCTCTCCTAGAGAGAGGAACGAAAGTTATGAGCGCAATCCATAAGCGATTGCACTATGCACAGAAGGAAGAGTTCAATTTACTGGCGAACGTATTTCAATTATACCTTCCACCGGAATATCCTTATCAGGTTGTTGGTGGAAATCGCATGATTAAGCAATCTGACTTTGATAACCGTGTGGATATACTTCCGATTTCAGACCCAAACATATTCTCAATGGCGCAGCGAATTACTCTGGCGCAGCAGCAATTGCAATTAGCAACAGCTGCACCTCAGTTGCATAATTTGCGAGAGGCGTACAGAAGAATGTACAGTGCGATGGGTGTGGATAATGTTGATTCTATACTTAAACCGGATCCAGAACTTCCGGAGCCAATGGGGCCAGCAAGCGAGAACGCACAGGCGATGCGTGGGCAACAGCCAAAGTCGTTTCCTATGCAAGACCATATGGCTCATATGAAGGCGCACGCGGAATTCATGTTCACTAGAATGGTTCAGATTAATCCGCAGCTTTATGCAATGCTCCAGTCGCATGTTTCAGAGCATATTGCACTAATGGCAGGACAACAAATACAGCAGGAATTCGGACAGCAGATGCAGCAGATGCAACAGCAGATGCAACAGGCGCAAGCCAATCCTCAGATGGCACAGCAGTTGCAGCAGCAATTGGATCAATTGCAGAACAAGGCGGCGGCAAAGCAGGCGCAAATAGAGGCGAAAATGACGGAACAATTGGCGCAGGATGAAGAGGCACGCATGAAACGCGAGGCACAGGATCCACTAGTGAGACTGAAACAGCAAGAGATCGACCTTCGTGCAATGGAAACAATGATGAAGCAGAAGGAAAATCAACAGCAGTTCCAGAAGGATACAATCATGGATGCAGAGAAAATGGATCTGGAACGAGACAAGCTTGAGGCGCAGACTAGCTTGGATGTCATGAAGGCGGGCATTGACATTGACAAGCAGGAAAACGCTGATGCAATGAGCATGCTGAAGGAGAATATAGCCACGTCGCGTGAGGCGATGAAGGAACAGTCACAGGAAAGGATTGCGAAAGCAAAATCAAATGGACAAGGAACTAATAAAAATAAGCGATAGCATGCAGAAGATTGAAGAGCTCGTTAAGCGCGAGATCAAGAGTCCTGATGAATATATGCTTGTTTGCTCGGCTCTAATGGCCGTGACGCGCAACATGTACGCCTCGGCACTTGGTCCGCACGACGCTTCACGAATGTTCAGGGTTGTATCTGATAGTTTTATTACCGTGGAGGACTTGCTTGATAGGTTCAAGCGAGAAGAAAAACCTACGATACACTGATGTTATTAACCAAGAAGGAAACAAAAAGGAGGAATTAAAAATGCCAAAGGTAGGAGATAAAAATTTTCCATATACTTCCGCAGGAGTGCGCGCAGCGCAACTCCATGCTAAAAGCACTGGACAAAAGGTTCAAATGATGAAAAAAGGTGGCACGAAGAAGCCTGTTCTTAAGTACAAGAAGGGCGGAATGAAGAAAACAAAAAAGAAAAAATAGGAGGTAGACATGAATTTATTGAAAGATTTATGGGCACATCTCAAAGAATGGAATGATTGGAACATGAAGGACTGGATTAAGGCCGGAATTGTAGTAGTCATCGTTCTTGTCGTGCTTAAAGTTATAGTTATACCAGGTGCATAGTGGCTGAAAGACCATTAACACAAGAGATGCTGGATCGGCGTTCGTACGGCCAAGGCAGCCGTGCGCGCTTCGATCCACAATGGGCTATGTCACGTCCTGAGAAATGGTATACCCAGAGTTATGATACTGGAAAAAGTAAAATAAGAAATATTGATTTAATAAAAGACACATTAGTCAGACAACCTGCAGTTACGACCGATCCGAATGAACAGCGTAACATGTACCAAATGCTCATGAACCAAATCAAAGGTGGCGGCGGAGCACGTTTAATTGATACAAGTGGACTGCCGGCGGGGGCACGGCGAACAGGAAGAACTTTATTCACGGATCCAGCGAAGTCACAGGGGTTTTTTGGTGATGTTGGATCACTATTTACAGGAAGAAATAAAGCAGCAGTAAGAGCAAAAGAATACAATCCTTTTCCTAATTTTGGACAGCAAGGAAAAGATTGGTATAAAGACCAATTTCCAGGAGCGTCAGGATTATCCGGAATTATGCGTGCGGCGGAAAATTTTATTCCATATGCTGGGATGGTTAAAAGAATGTTCAGTAAAGAAAGAGAACCTTTGGAACGTGATCCTAGATTTTTACCAGAAAATAATATGGCACCATTTTGGGAATTACTTGAAGATGAAGCGGAAGATACTCCTTTAATTGAAGATGAAATAACTGAAGATATTCCTTTAGAATCAGCAATTAGTTATGAAGATCCAGATTTAGTAAATGATCGTCTTTATGGAGAACCGTTTGACGATATTACAGAAAAAATAGTTCAAGAAGATGTAGATGAACCTACAATAAGCGAGATATTTGAAGATCCGGAAATATTTAACAATGTATTTGCACTGTGGACTCCTTTCGGGGATCCTTCGGATTTCCCGGAAATGTTCGGTGGCGCTACAAATGCATATGAATTATATAAACAACTTGCAGAACAATTTAAGGAAATGAGCAATGACGAAATTGTACAGAAAATGATTGAAGAACAAATGATATTGGATTTAACAAAGGAGATAGAATAATGCCGGGTTATTGGAACAGACCAGCTTCAGGCGAACGTGAAAGAAGAGAGCCGACATACAATGTTGGTGCAGGGCACGGAAGCCGTGATCGCGATTCCAATCAAGGTGGCGGCGGTGGAGGAAGTGGCTATGAACAGCGACAACAAGCCGCTAGATTAGATCAAATAAGAAGAGACGCAGAAGCAAGGGCCGCTCATCAGCGTAATTTGGATGCTGCTGCCGCGGCAAGGGCGGCCGAAATGGCGGCCATAGAACGAAGACAGCAAGCCGAAAAAGTTGATGTATGGAGTCCAAGTCAGGCTATTATAGATAAACAGAATAAAGCTAAAAAAGACGCATTGGATAGAATGAAAGCTAGGGCGGATGCCATGCTTGCTGCCCAAGAACTTCAGAAAAAATTAGAGAATCAAGGCATACAATCCATGTCTAATGAAGAATTAGATTCTATGCGCAATTTATTCGCTGCGCAAGGTGCGGCGATGGATGTCACAGGATATGAGGCGGAAGTCAATAAGCTAAAGAAAACAGCTTTAACTGCTTACCCTGGATCAAATCAACAAACAAACGCTTTAAACGCATTAGACAGACTTACGGGCTCACAAGAATCTACCGATGCGATGTTAAAAAATCAAGGTTATGATTCAAGTGGGATGCGCACGTGGGGTGATATTCAGGGTGATCCAGGTGCAAGATCTGCATATCATGGATTATTAAGTGACGAAACGCCAACAAATGTACTAAGATTGCATCTTCCACAAATTGGATATAGAAATTACAGTTCTACATCCGGAGGTTCCAGACCCGGTGGTGGCTGGGGAAACCGGGGAAACTGGGGTGCAAACCCATATGCTATCTCCGGCGGATATGGACCTAACATGAACCCAACACAGTACGGGGAAGGATTTTCAGAAGCAAGATATGGAACAGATCCAATGCAGTCGTGGATGGTGGGTGTTCATTCACCAATGTATGCTGCACGCGGTGGAATAATGAGTTTAAGGAGGTAAGATGTTACAGTTATTAATTAAACCATTACTGGGAGTCGCCGGACAGGCGGTTTCCGGTTTCATAGAAACAAAGAAGGCGAAGGCCGAGAACAAGCTGACAGAAATAAAAGCCAACACTAAATTGAAGCAGCAGCAGATCGCCGGGGAAGTCTCGTGGGAGGCGTCAGCCGTTGATCAGATGAAAGGCAGCTGGAAAGACGAATTCGTTTTGCTAGCCCTGATGATCCCCGCAATTTTAGTCTTCATTCCTGGAATGACGGAGCACGTGGAACGAGGCTTTGAGGCACTCCATAAATTGCCGGATTATTATAAGCACTTGTTATATT